ACTCTTTAGAATTCACACGCGACATCTTGGCCGATCTAGACGCCAAGGAACGCGATCCGTAGGCTACTTGCGTGAACCCGCAAAGCGCATACGAGGAGGTGGCGGCGTATATCTCAGCCGTCGAGTCGGGCCGCATCGTCGCCGGTAGATGGATCTACGCCGCAATCGCCAGGTTCCGCCGCGACCTCGAACGCACCGACTTAATCATGGATTGGAACGTGGTCGCGGAGATCGCGAACCACTTCGAGCGGCTCACCCTCGTCGGTGATGATTCGGGCCGCGCGTTCAAGCTGCATCCATGGCAACTGTGGATCGTCGCGAACCTCTGGGGATGGAGATGGAAAGCCGACGGGCGGCGGCGCACCAAACTTGCAATCGTCCAAGTCGCCCGCGGCAACGGGAAGACCACGCTCATGGCGGGACTCGCGCTCTGGGATCTTCTGAGCGCGGACGGTCGCCGGGTCCATGTGATAGCGAACAACGAGGAGCAAGCGGCGATCTGCCTAGACACGGCGCGGACGATGATTCGACGCCAAGCGCTCGACGGCGTCGACGTGCTCTGGGACCGCGTCGAACTGAAGGGCCGCGATTGCCTGATGACGGGACTCCCGGCGCTCGAACGGTCCCTAGACGGATTGAATCCGTCCATGTGGATCGCGGACGAGGCCGCGGAGTTCAAGGGAAGATTCCTCACGAAACTTCTCACCACCGGCAGCAAGCGCCGCGAATCGCTCGGCGTCATCATCACCACGCCGGGCGCGAACCCAGAGAACCACTACTCGGAACTGGTGGCGAATGCGGAGAGCATCCTGCAATCGGAGGTCGAGGATGACACTGTCTTCGCCGCGCTGTACGGCATCGACCCGACGGATTCACCAGATGACGAAACCGCTTGGCCGAAGGCTAATCCCGCCATGTTGCACGGCCAACCGGATGTAGTCAGCCTTCGCCGTTCGTGGAACACGATGAAGCGGAGTCCGATGGGCCGCGGGGAGTTCATCCGCTACCACTGCGCGAGGACCGACGAGAACACGGGCGGATGGCTCGACATGCAGCTCTGGCCGGGCGGCGAGAATCCCGACCTTGAGGCACTGCGCGGGAAGGATGCTTGGGTCGGTCTCGACCTTTCAAAGAGCCTCGACATGACGGCTATGGTTCTTGCGATCCCGCTTGAGGACGGACGGGTCGCGCTCAAGGGCCACTACTGGTGGCCGAGCGAGGACGTTGGAAAGCGCGAACTGGACTACCGGATGCCCGTCCGCACATGGGCCGCGGAGCGGAGGATCACGCTGACGCCAGGACGGGAGATCGACTACGAGAGCGTCCGCGCGACCCTGAACAGACTGCGCGAGGAGTACAACCTCCGCGCGGTCGGATACGATTCCTGGGGATCGAAGTACCTCGTCGAGGTATGCGAGGCCGACGGAATCCCGATGACCGCCTACCGCATGGGCATCGGCACATTCGGGCCGGGATGCCAGTTGTTCCAGAACCTTTGGGCGGGCGGCAAACTAATCATCGGCGACGATCCGATCATGCGCCGAGCCTGTGCGGAAGCGGTCGCGCAACAGGACCGGAACGGGAATATCCGGCCGGTGAAGAGCCGAACCCACTGCATAATCGACCCTCTGGTGGCAGCAATCATTTCCATCCACTGCTGGGGGGGAAAACGCGCCAGTTGCTACGAATCCGAGTGAAATCGTGTTTAGATGCAGACGGTTATGTTAGGCGCGGTCAAACTAACACCATGATTCGGCAAATGCTGCAACGGCTCTTCGTCGGGCCGTGGTCCTCGACGATCCTAACGGAATCGTCTGGACCGATCCCATTCGTGGGCGCGTCGAACGCGCTGCGCTATACGCCGGTGTATCGGGCCGTCACGCTGATCGCGAACGACGTGGCGCGGATCGAACTGGAGATCTCCGCAAGCGGCGCGGACTCGCTCATGCGCTCGCCGTCTCGCTACATGAGCGCCTTCGAGTTCCGCCGGTCGATGACGATGCAATTGCTTCTATGGGGGAACGCATTTGCAGCGATCAACAAGACGCGCGGCGGCGAACTGCTTGAGTTGATCCTGCTCGACCCGGATTCGGTCTCGCTCGACCTCACGTCGAGACCCGACCCGTTCTACCGCACCCGACAGTACGGAGACCTCGCCCTCGACCAAGTGTTCCACCTCCGCGCACCAAGCGTGAACGGACTGTGGGGCGAGTCTCCGATCAATCTGTGCCGCACCTCGTTGCAGCTGCTTGCGGCGCAGGAAGACATGGCGCTCAAGGCGTACTCGAACGCGGGCAACCCGAAGATCGCGTTGATCCACCCGGGTCCGCTGTCGCTCGAAGCGCGGCAGCGCGTGATGGCCGACTACGAGGCGAAGCACTCGGGCACCGCGAACGTCGGCAAGCCACTGGTTCTCGCGGAGGGAATGCGGATTGAACGCATCTCGTCGACGCTCGACGATGCGGGACTACAGGCCGCGCGGCAGTACTCGGTCGGTGACGTGTCGCGAATCTACGGCGTTCCATCGTCGTACCTGAGCGAGAACGTCGGACCCTCGTACGGGACGCTCGAATGGCTCTCGCGCATGTATGTGGATGCGTGTCTATCCCAGTGGCTCAACGTGTGGCGCTCGGAGATCACCGCGAAACTCGCGACTCCGTTCGATTCCGTTGTCTGGGATACGGACGAGATGGTCCGCCCCGGCATGGCCGAGACGATGGCGGCGCTCCGAACCGCCGTCGAGGCGGGGGTGATGACGCGCAACGAGGCCCGCGAGGAACTCGACCTCGAACCGCTTCCGGGCCTCGACGTGCCGACGATGGCGCTCAACATGGGGACGGGCGGCGGGACAACCAACATCGGCACCGACACCTCACAGGATGCGGGGACTCCCAATGATTTCTAGACGCGACATCACCGCGACGGAACAGAGCATCGACGGCCGAACGCTCGCGGGATACGCCGCGGTGTACGGCCAGGACTCGCGCGAGATCGTCGAGAACGGTCGGCGCTTCACGGAGCGGATCGCGCCGGGTGCTTTCAACGAGACGCTCGGAAACGGTGGCGACGTGAAGTTGTACTACAACCACGATGCTTCGATGCCGCTCGCGCGTACGCGCAGCGGGACGCTCACGCTCAAGAGCGACCGCAACGGACTTGCATTCACCGCATCGCTCCCCGAGACCACCCTAGGCAACGACGTACGCGCGTTGATCGAACGCGGCGACCTGAGCGGCGAGATGAGCTTCGGATTCATCGTCACGGAGGATTCCTGGTCGAAGGACCGGACGCAGCGGCTCGTCAAGAAGGCGCAGCTGCTCGAGGTATCCATCGTCCAGGACGCAGCATACCCCCAGACAAGTTCGAGCCTGCGGAGTGTTTCCGCGGCCTACGAAGACGCCGCGAAACTGCGGCTCGCACTCCATTTCAGAAGGATGGCAGACAATGTCGGATGAGTTGAACGAACTCCAGAACATCACGCACCAGTACCGCCGCTCGCTCGAGGCCTATGAGGCCCGCACGGGCCGCGCACCGCAGACGGTCGACACCCGCGGCAGCGGCGAAGAGAAAGAGAAGTTCGCGCGGATGGACGCCGATCTCACCGCGGTCGAACTTCTCGCGCAGAACAAGGCGCTCGAGGCGCGTCTGGCGAAGCTCGAGAACACGCCGACCCTGGAATCGCGCACGACGCGCACCATCGGAATGTCGGATGAATCGTCGCCGGAGTTCGCCGCCCGTTGGCTTCGCGCGGGAATGACCGGATCGCCGGAGTTCCGCACCCTCACCAAGGGGAGCACGACGAATGCGCCCGTGCCGACCGACATGGAACGCCGCATCGTCGAGCGTCTGTACCAGTCCTCGGTGATGCGCCAACTCGCGAAGGTGAGCACCATCGACTCGAACCGAACCATTCGAGTCGAGAGCACCCTGCCGACCGCGTACATCGTCGGCGAAACTGTCGACGCAACGCTGTCCGATCCGGCCTACAAGTCGATCTCGGTGTCTCCGATCAAGTTCGTCGCCGCGACGAAGATGTCGCAGGAGTTCATCGACGATGCCATCGGCAACGGCGGCGTTGGAAGCGGTCTCAACTATGTCGCGGACCGCCTCGCTCTCGCGATGGCCAAGTTGCAGGATGAGAAGTTCACCATCGGCAGCGGATCGTCCGAGCCTCAGGGCATCGCGGATTGCACTTCGACCTCCTGGGCATCCACGAACAGCGACAACATCATCAACCAGGGCGTGGCGCTCACCGAGGACCAGACGGTGGCGAACATCGTGGCAGACAATGTGATCGACTGCGTGATGACACCCGGACCGCAGTACCGCAACTCGCCGCGCTACCGCTGCCTTCTCTCGGACGCCTGCCTCCGCGCGATCCGCAAGCTGAAGCAGAACTCGGAGTACATTTGGTCGCTCGCACCGAACAACCCGCAGTCCCTCGCCGGTCCGGTGCCAGGACTCATTTGCGGCGTTCCGTACTCCATCTCGGAGTACCTGCCGAGCACCGCGGCGCAGACCAGCACGGGAGTCAATGCCCGCGGTTCCGCGCTGTTCATCGCCGGGCACTGGGACTACTTCGAGATCTTCGACCGCACCGGGATGCAGTCGATGTTCGATCCGTACAGCGCGTCGCTTTCTCTCCAGAGCACCCTCCAGGTGTGGATGCGCACGGACAGCAGGATCACGCTGCCCGAGGCATTCGCCGCGATCTACTCGCCGAACGTCAGCTGATCCTTTCTCCTCATTGCACCCGCCGCGGGAAACCGCGGCAGGGTGTTTTCCATGTCGGTCCCACTATCCACCATCAAGTCGGCGCTCAAGATCGACTACACCGACGATGACGCGGACCTCATCCGTCTGCGCGAGTCGGCAACCGATCTCGTCGAGCGGCGCACCCAGTGCCTTCTCTCGCCTCAGACGAGGACGCTGTACCTCGCGAGCGTTGCCGACACGCTGATCCCCGATCATCCGTTCGTATCCCTGACATCCGTCCAGTACTACGACGGATCGAACGTGCTCACCACGATGCCGTCGGCTGACTACTGGATCGACCGGACGAGCGGACCGATCCCGCATCTCCGGTTTCTCGACTTCCCGTCCGTCTACGAAGGAACCGCCGTCACCGTGACGTACGTCGCGGGGTATTCGAGCGTACCGAACGTCCTCGTCCATGCGATCATCGCGCTAGTCGGCGGTTGGTACAACAATCCCGAGGCGTTCCAACCAATCGGACTCGCGACCGTTCCGCTCTCCGTCGAGTACATCCTCGACTCGTTCAGCACCGGGAGTCGAATCCGATGATCTCCGGCGGACGCCTCAAGCGGACCGCAACCAGGCGGATCGCGTCGACCTCGCGGGACGCGCTCGGCATCCGCACCGACACCTGGACGAACGGACTCACCTTCCGCGTCGATCTCCGCGAGCAGAGCGCGAGCGAACAGGGATACGCGGACGGGGTCGCCGTGGTGCGCTCCGTCGAGCTGCGGTGCCGTTGGCCCGACATCGCGAGGGTGGGCCTCACCGAGGTGGACCGCGTCCTCGTCCGTGGCAGAACACTGCGCGTCAACACCATCCGCAACCTCGACGAGGCCGACATGGTGGCCGTCATCGACTGCACCGAGGTGAACTGATGGCGAGCATTGAAACCGCGGTCCGCGACATGCTCATCACGGGAACAACCCTGAGCACGGCGGGAATCCCCGACACGCGCGTAACGCACGGATACAGGTTGCAGGACACGGTGCTACCCGCCTGCACCTTCGAGGTCGACCGCGACGAGATCATCACCATCGGATCGAATCCCCTGCGCACCGCGACCGTCGAGGTGCGCATCATCGCGGACACGACGAACGACGCGCTGGGGTTCATCACTCCGCTGCGCAACAGATGCGTACCCGGCACCTACGACACGCTCGTCTTCGACGCGGTCATCGACCGCGGACACGCCATCGAAGGCAACACGGTCGGTGACGGCGACGAATCGAATCCGGCGGAACTCACCTACACATTCGAGATCACCTACCGAGGCTAACCATGGCTATTTCAGCGATCCTCTCGTCACTCAGTTACAACTCAACCACGATTGCCGCCGTGGGGACCGCGACGATTTCCTTCACGCGCAACCCGGTCGAGGCCACGGGAATCGGTGAATCAAATGCGACGTTCCTGCACGGATACCAGAGCGGCACGGCGACGTGCGACATATTCCTCGACGAAACGTCGAGCGGACATTTCGCGCTGTTCACCGCAATGAACACCGCGGCGGCGGCGGCGCAACTCGTCCTAACGGTAGCCTCTGGTACGACGTACACGGGCAACGCACTTGTTACGGGATTCGAGGTGACGGCTCAGGCGGGTTCGACCGTTCGGGCGACCGTCACGTTCCAGTACACCGGAGCGATCACCCAGGCATGAGCGACATACGCGCCATCCTCGCTCTGCAACCGAAGCGGATCGAATTCCGCGGCGCTTCCGTCGAACTGCGCCGACCGTCCGCGCTCGACCTCATCGAAGCACTTGGAGTCTCGAAGGACGCGCCGGAACGGCTGTACGTCTGGTTCGTGCTGCGGCATCTCATGCAGGACGGGCGACCCGTGTTCGCGTCGATGGACGAGGTGCTCGCGGCCAACGGTCCGCTCGTCGTCGAACTCGGTCGCGAGATCGAAAGGCTCTACGAGGAAGGCCGGGACTGAGTCAGGCGCAATCGCGGATGCTCCGTTGCGCCTTGGGATTCCTGAGCATCGGTTCGCTCGAACAGATACCCGCGGCGGTGCTCAATGCCGAAACTCAAATCCCCGATTGGACAGGCATCCGCCGCGAACTTGAGGAGCGCACCCGGGCGATCAAGCGGAAAGCGGAGCGGCTACATCTCGGCGGTGATTGACCGCGATTCGATGCAGCGCGTGTTCAAGATGCTCCGCGAGGTCGATCCGAAGGTTCGCAAGAAAATCGCGTCCGATTCCCTGCGCAAGTGGGGACGCGAGGTCCGCAAGGCCGCCCGCGGATTCGCCTACAAACACGCGGACCGGACGAAAAAACAACTCTTCACGAAGGTGAAGACGTACAGGCGGGCCGTCTGGTGCGCCGTCGGAGTCAAGGCCGAGAAGGTGAAGAACACCAGACCCGAACAGCGGCTCGGAAGGTACTCGCCGTTCGTCGGTTGGAAAGCACACTTCATGGAAGTGGGTTGGCACTCATGGCCGAAGGGCCGCGGCGGCAACGCCACCCGCGTAGAGCAGATTCTCCGAAACAAAGAGATCGACGAGGGTCGCGGCAAGGTCATCAAGTACAAGCGCACCGTAAACGGCAAGGTCATCACTCAGGCGACGAAGGAACGCAAGCGCAAGGTGAGCGCGTCGAGTAGCCGAGGCGGCGGCGGTCGCGGTTGGAAGCGCGGACTCCGCGGATACCGAGGCGTGTACCAGAGCCAGTACGCGCGGCACTACCATTTCAAGGCCGCGGGCATCGGAAGGCAGATTGCGCCGCGCCTCATCATCGAAGGCATACGGCTCGGAATCGAAGCCGCGCAGAAAGGACGAGCGGCATGAGCGCGATACCCACCCTCAACATCCCGATCACGGTGCAGACGGAACAGGTTCCGAAGGCGCTCGCGAAGGTCGAGAGGGACATCACTTCGAGCGCGAAGCGGATGGAATCGAAGATGGGTTCAATCGGACGCGCCGCGCCAGGTGCGCTCAAGATGCTCGGCATCGGCGGTCCCGGCATCGGTGCGCTCGCCCGGCTCGGCGTCGGCGGCGGTGGCCTCGCGCTCGGTGCCGCTCCGTTCGTCGCCGCGCGTGGGTTCATGTCGGCGTTCGAGGGAGCGACTGCGGGCGCGACCGAGGCGTTGCGCAAGTTCCGCGAGACCGGCGAGAACTCGTTCGGCGCGAACAGCGCGATCCTCAAGGCGCTCTCCGAGGGCGAGCAGTGGGCGAAACAGAACAAGACGCTTGGACTCGGTCAAGCGTTCGCCGCGGGAATGCAGGGAGTGAGCGGCCAAGAGGAGTCCACGCTCCAGTACTACGCCCGAACCCTGAGCGACTTCACCACACAGGCGAGCGCGTTCCTTGGTGCGGTGGTTGGCGGCGGGACCGGGGAACAGGCACTCCAACAGGCGCGGCTCTCGACCGCCGCGGAGTGGCAAGTTCCCGAGATCCAGAGGCAAATGCGGCAGTCAGCAGTCACTCCTGGAACTGACTTCGTGAGCCAACCGCTCACCTACGCCGCCGATGCGTTCATCGAAAACAGCAAGATCCTCCAATGGCTGATCCAGAAGAGTATTTGATATGCCGACAACCACGACGTACCAATACAAGGACACGGATCTAAGCGCGACATGCGCGGAACTCACGGGCGAGTCCAGCGTCGAGAAGACGCGAATGATCTGGCGGCGCGACGGCGCAAGATTGGACATCACCGTTGAGGAGAAACTCCTCATCTCCGAGGGTGTTCTCCCCGTGCAGAACGATCCCTATGTGACCACCGTTCCGTCGGGGATGACATGGGTGGCGACCACGAGGTACCGCGGCCATTCGGTGGTCTACGCAAGCGACAAGTTCACCCTGGTGGTGCGCATGAGGTGGTCGACGCTCTATGTGATTGACCCCGCTACGGCGACCTCCGGCGGCGCATGGGACGGAGCACTGCCGTGCCAGACCGAGTACGTGGCGCGTACGCGCATGGCGAAGGTGTACCGCACCGGATGGACGGTCAACCCTCCGGCAGGATCGGATACGAGCGCCGATGTTGGTGGAACAGCGACCGCGGGGGGATTCCAAGGCGTCGATTTCCTTGTTGGCCAAGTGCAGCTGCGCATGAGGTTCACGCAGGATTCGAGCGTGGTACCGATGGACTCCGCGGCGGCATCGCTTACGAGTTACATCGGTACCCGCAACTCCGCGATCTTCGCGGGATTCGCCATCGGTAGTCTCATCTGCGAAGGCGTGAGCGTGTCGAAGCTCTCGTCGGGCACCGAATACTACGAGGTGATATTCGAGTTCCTGTTCGACCGTTGGTTTCACCACGAACAGGTGCCGACGATGGCCGAGGACGGGCGACCAAAATTGAGCGCCACAGGACCGTCGGAAGTGAAGTGGAAGCGATTGCCGCGCACCTCCGTCGACTTCAACAACATCTACGCCGGGGATGCTCGGCTACAGAAACTCGTCGAAGACGGGTGGTGGTGATGCGCGATCATCAGATGCTCTCCCGACAGGCGGTATCCGATCTAAGCCGAGCGCGGCGGATCGGTGACGAACCCGCCGTCTGGCTGAAACTCGCCAAGGTGATTAGTTCCACGCTCATCACTGGATCGGACAAGCGGTACGTCTACAGCCTTCAGGATGCCGTCGTCGGTGCCACCCCCGGGTATGCACCCCAGTTGAACGCGAACAGCATCACCTACGACGCACTGAGCGTCTCGGAACTAAGCAACAACGCGGTCGCGTCCTATTCGTACGGAGTTGCGAAAGCAAACCTTCCCGCGGGGTTTGCGGCAGTTAAGATCCCAAACGGCACATATGTGGTGGTAACACCCCATAGATGCACCGACGGTGCGTTGGTCTGGCTCATCATAAACACCCAGGCAATCGACGGAGTCTGCCCGTAATGGCCGCGCGATACGACATAACAATCGAACAGGGTGCTACGTTCCTGTTCTCCGTCCAGGTCGACGGCGTCAACCTAACCGGCTACACCGTGCGGATGCAGGGACGCACCGCACACGCGGCGACTTCGACGGTGTTCTCGCTCACGGGCGGAAGCGGACTCACGGTCACGCCTGGCGCGAACTCCACGATTGCAGTGACCATCGCGGCGTCGACCACCGCGGGTTTCACCGCGCCGATGCATGGCGTCTATGACCTTGAGTACGAACTTAGCGGCGTGGTGACGCGCATCCTAGAGGGATCGTTCTTCATCACGCCGGAGGTAACGCGGTAATGCCGGACGTCACCGTATCACCCGTCGTGCAGTCGGTCACCGTGTCGCCCGGTGGAACCTACTACGTTTCATCAACGCTTGAGATTGATCTCGGTGGACCGTCGAGCGGAAGGAACTACACGCTCGGCAACCAGGTCAACGCGATTGAGGAAGGCACGGGATCGACGGCGAACGTGGTGCTTGGCGGTGGCACCACCGGACAGCCGAACCAGATCGACGGCCTGAGCATCGTGCGCAGCATCGTCGGCGGGTACGACAACTACATCGGTCGGCCCGGCGCAGTCGATGGAAGCGGCGACACTGGACTCGCCGCGAGCATCGTCGGAGGAAAGCACTGCCTCATTCGCAGGCCGACGAGCACGGCGGATCACACCGCCTACAACCCTGTGGCCGTGACGGCGACACAGGTTGCCGGAACATTCCCGAACCACGGGATGATCTGCGGAGCTGGGTACGCGGAGATCCGCAACGGAACCGATGGATTCATCGGCGGCGGCTACGGTCACGCGCTGTACCAGACGGACGGGACGAACGGAAAGGCCGACAAGGCGTTCATCGGCGGCGGCTACGGGAACGGCGTGAGCGGCGACTACGGCGCAATCGTCGCTGGCAACGCGAACCGCGTGAGCCAACCGCATGGATTCATCGGCAACGGTTTCCAGTGCCATGTGACGAACACTCCCGGGGAAACCGAAGGTAACTCCGGCATTGTGATCGGCTACCAAAATCGGATTGACGACTCCTCCTATGCCTTCATCGGCGGCGGTGGCAACAACCTCATGGGTATGTCGGGGAACTCGGGCATCGCGAGTTTCGGGGTGATCGGAGGCGGATACCAGAACGCGATCTGCAACGATTCGTACGCGCACAGTCTCGGCGGATACGGTTGGGCGAGCACGATCTCCGGCGGTTGGAAGAACGCGATCAGCGTCGGGTACGCGAGCATCCCCGGCGGATTCATGAACCGCGTCGAGGCCGAGTACGGCAGCGCGAGCGGATCGGATGCCGTCTCTCATACCCCGTACTACCATGTGATCGGCCACCAACAGGCGACGATGGGAGACAGCGCGAGCGGGAGGCACCAGACCGGAACGGTGGTGATGCGCGTCACCACCACCGACGGCAACTGGAACTACGCGACGGCGAACGGATACAACATCACGATTCGGGACAATCACGCGGCGTCGGTGCGAGTCCTCGTCATCGCGAAGCGCGATCAATCCACGCAGTGCCACGGTTGGTCTGTCGAGGGAGTGGTCAACAACCTCGACGGGACCATCTCGCTCATCGGCGGATGGTCCGTCACGGCAATCGGTGCGACTCCCACCACTGCGTGGGATTTCGATCCGGCAATCGTCAGCAACAACCTCACGATGCGGTGCCGCGGTCAGGCATCGGCCACGGTGCACTGGACCGTCCGCGTCGACATGGTCGAGGTCTACGCCGAACCACCCACCCCTGTATAAAGGAAACACAATGGCAAGGATTTTTGCAAGTGGAAACATCACCCCTGGCGCGTCCGCCGCGGTTCTCACCACCACATCATGCGCGGGAAAGATGGGTCGACTTGTGATCACCACCGCAGGTAACTCGGGGTACTTTTTCCTCGCTGCAACTGAAGACATCGCGACTTCGAGCAAGCGAGTTGCTGTCACCAACGCCGTCACCCTTGATCTCGGCAATGTCGATCCCGCCGGTCTTTCCGTCATCACGGGATCTACCCCTCCGTTCTGTTCGTTCATGTACATTCTGGATTGACCGATGGACTTCCCGAGCATCGCCGCCGCACTAACCATCATCTTCACCATCGTCGGATCGACGGTGCGCGTGATGATGAAGCTCAACCAGATGGACCGCGAGCTGCTCGCGCTCCGCATGGAATTCACCAACCACGGCGAGCGGATCGCCCGCATCGAAAGGAAACTTGGCCTATGAGGAACACGAAGACAACGATGGCCGGAATCGGCGCGATCCTCACCGCGGTTGGCGGTGCGGTCGCTGTGTGGCCAAACGTCGATTGGACAACCACGGTCGCCGCGATCATCGCGGGACTTGGCCTCGTCTTCGCCGCGGACGGCAAGGCGAATGATTGAGCGCATCGTCGGCCAAGTCACGGTCGCGCTCATCGCGTGGCTCGACCGTCGCATCGAACGCGGCTCGTCCGCGGTGGATGCGGATGCCGACCGTGATGCTCTTCGCCGTGCCGGTGATCGCATCCGCGTTTGGATGCGGAAGTCGGACGGTGTTCGTGCCGGACGAAAGCCCGATGCGCGTCGGCCCGAATAGCCGAATCCACGTCTACCACCGCATCGCGGGGGAGTGGACGCTCTCGAGCAACACCGTCACGATCCCCGAGGGGTGGTACCTGGTGCCGCCGAACTACGTCGATGAGCACTAGATACCATTCGTGTTGCTGCGGAACTGGAGCGATCAGCTGCGACGATTGGTGCGCGTGTATGCCGACCACCGGTACGGTTCACACGATCACGATTCAGGAGTGGCGGGAATTCTTCTGCGGAGGATTGCGCGAAGAGGAATACCGTCGCATCCATATCGCGGACGTGCACCTCATCGACTCGGGACTCTGCTATCTGGTGAACGACGGCGAATCGGGGACATGGGAGTTCGACGCCTACGACAAGCAGTTCTCGACGCCACCGGACGGGATCGCAAACCACCCGAGCGGTTGCCCGGATGTACCGTGCATTGGGAACTGCGACTATGCGAGGCTTTGCCGCGAACTCACCTGGACGGCCCGTGGCAACAATCCCGGCGTATCCATCCACTGCGATAATCCGTGTCAGCCGATGCTTGTAACCGACGCATTCAATCGGCTTGACTGGACTATCGGAGGGTTGTTCAGCCACTTTGACCGCGGAAAGAACCCGTATCCGGAGGCCGATGCTTTTGCGGTATGCCAGGGGTTGCCGCACATGAGTTGCCATCCGAGTTACGACTTTGAGTCCATCGACTACGCCGATACGCGCACCGGATCTATCTTCGGTCGGCGCGGATGCCTCAACTCCAACACCTTCGACGTGCATTCCGGGTGCGCTTCACTCGCGTTCAAGGTCGGCGGAGACGGTGGTGCATCCGGTTGCTCGAACCCGATGGGACTGCCAAACTGCTACAACTGCGTTGGTAATCAGTTTGATCCCTACTGGATGAACAACGGACAGAAGTACGAATGGCTCCAGTGCAAGGATTTTTACTGCTGCGGGTGCCACAAGTGCACCAATTACGCTCCCGATCCGGATGCCGAAGTCTGGTGTTGCAGCGGTGGTCCGAGTGGATCACCGATGAATTGCCAGAGTTGTCAAACCGTTTCTGGCAACTGTTATCTTGAGCGGTACTACCGTCATACCTGGGCGATTACCGTTAACATCACCATTCCATGAGCTGCAAACACCTCCACGGGACCAAGTGCACCAACAGCAGAGCCGTGCCGCGGTTCGGACTGCACCCAGTTCCGACGAGTTGCGCTCGGTGCCCCTACTACTCGGGACCGCCACGAGGGCTAGGGGACGTTGTCGATACCGTCACTCGTACGCTCGGAATCAAGCAACTCTTGGCACTCATAACCCGCCGCAAGGCAGGGTGTTGCAGTTGCCAGAAGCGCCGCGAGGCCATGAACGAGGCGGTACCGCTTCAGAAATCCACTCAAGCGCCTTGACTTGCTAAGACGATACTGTACTGTCTTAGCAACGCGGCACAGCCGCAGAAAGGCGATGAATATGGACCCAAAGCGAAACGGACGCCCGGCGGTTGCGCTGCGACCAGCGACGAACCGCATCGTTGAGGAGATCGCGCGGGAACTGGATATCTCCAAGTCGGAGGTGGTGGCCCGCGCAATGGACGCGTATGTCCAGTGGCGTTTGGACGATCCCGATATGCGCCGCAAGGAAACGCGGCCCGACCGTACAAACTGACTAGAGGAGACCCATGTATTCGATTTGCGGACTGCTATTCCTAGCCGTCGCGGGTGGTCTGTTGACCCTTGGCGGTTTCTGGCTCGACTCAATCAAGGAACGGAGGAGATACGATGAGCACCAGCAGTGAGATTGTGAAGGCCGAGCGGAGCATCGAACCGCTCCGCGCTCAGGTAGCGGTAGTGAAGGCTCTTAGCAGCGAGGTGACAAGGCGTTATTGCGTTAACTTGCAAGGCAAGCTTTACGTCACCGTTGCTGGTGCGACCTTGTGCGCGAACGGCATGGGTTACACCGTGCGCGAGGTCTCCAATACGAGGGTCGATTTCGGCGGCGTAGGCGCCTTCGAGGCGGTCGCTGAAGTCATCGACCTGGAGACGGGACAGGTGATCGGGAGAGGCTCAGGGATCGTCTCCGACGATGAGCGGCCTTGGGGAAGTCGGCCTCTGTTCGCGAGGCGGGCAATGGCCTCGACCAGAGCTGCGGGCCGCGCTCTGAGGCTCTGTCTAGGCCATCTGTTCTGCTATCTCGGTGATAAGGTTCAACCAACCACGGTTGAGGAGATGCCGGAGGATTCCAAGTGACCGATGACATCGTGGCGCGGCTGCGAAATCTCGTATCCGAGTTCCCCACTCTCGATCGCATCATGGATAGCGAGTGGAGCAACGCGGCAAACGAGATCGAACGGTTGCGCGAGGAAATCACGGCATCGCACGAATCGCACGGCAATGAAGTCGGTGCGTTGACGGAGCGGCTATCGCTCGCCATTCATGAGCGCGACGAGGCTAGGCGAGACAGATGCATGGCAAGAGCGGCTATCCAATGGGACATTGAACATCCGAACAGCCCGCAGCGGAGCGAAACGACGATCATCCTCCTCGCTTGGCAGATCGCGGACAAGGAAAATTGGGACTGCTTCGAGGGGAGAAAGCGATGAACACAGAAGACGCATGGAAGAACTGGTGGGATTCGGAGGGGAGAAGCATGGAGCGTCTCCCGCATCACGATGCTGTCGATCACCTTGCCAGCATGACCCGCATCGCGTGGCTCAATGGGGCGTTTGGTGCCGCCGACGAGATCGAACGGCTGCGCGCGCGCGTTGCCGAGCTCGAAGCCGAGCGCGCGACGGTGACGCTTGAGGAGATGCCAGAAGACACAAAGTAGATTCATCGCCGCCCCGGGCGGGGGAGCACCCGCCCCCGCCTGGGGTTTCAGTCTCAAGGCAAAACGACAAGGGCGCGCTCATGCGCGCAGGGTTGCACCCCGCGGCCTCACGCGAGTCGTTCCTCCCCTCGGGTAATAGTTGGGCGCCTTGAGACTATTTAACGACAAGCGCAATTCCCCCCCCACACCCCCCCCTTGCGGGGGGTTGACAGAGTGGTTAGGCTGCCCCCAGGCAGCAGCGGAGGCCCCTAGGCCGAACGCTAGTCTGTCCTGGGGTGTCAGCCTAAACCCCTCTAGTCACCCTCCCCGCGCGGAGGCTGAATGACTCCAGACGAAATCAGCCGGTTCAACACGAAGAGGAGAAACCTGATGCCCGTGCAGCTCACGGTCGAGATCCAGGCGCGCATCGATTCGCACCTGACCCTGTTCGACGCCGAACGCGCCGATGTGGCGCTCGAGATCTATGCCGAGGAGAAACCCTACAGGGGATTCTTCCTCGCGCGGTTCCGTGCGATCTACGACAGCCCGGAGACTGCCGCTGCGCTGAGGCGCCGCGGCGCTCCGGCTGAGAACGCCCCCCGCATGGAAGGCGAAACCATTGCCTCGATACGCGAGGCCTACGACATGCTCGACGCTGACTTCTTGCAGCACTGCCGCAGGAGTTTCCACGATTACGGCTGGCGTGAGGGAACGATCCCGTGGATGATCCTCTGCGTCGACCATTCGCGTGGCCGGCGCGTGTCGCACTACAAGGTGCATTCTCCGGTCGGATCGGACGATCACACAAGGCGCATGGAGCGCCTCGCGCAGATCAAGGCCGACTACGACGCGGCGAGGCAGACCGAGATCGAGCGTCTGCGCCGGTGCACCGAGATCATGGAGGACGAGATCCGTGGGCTCAGGGAACAATTGGCACTCGAGCGAGGCCTACAACGAATTGCAGCGCTGCCTGATGGAACGGATGCAATGCGAGCGCTCGAGTGAGATCCATGCCACCGCGACCCCCCCGGCACCGGCGTCCGCGTGGGCGCCGTTGCCGGCCAGGGGACCACGGTGCCTGTTCTGCCCGGGCCATCAACACCGCAAGGAACTCTGCTTCGCCTGCTACCACCAGCACTACGGGAAGTGACATGCACCAGGAACACGCCGAACTGATCAGCGCGCTGCGGCGCGAGAACCAGCAGCTCACCGTCGACAACGCACAGGTGAGCGAACTGCGCAGCATCATCGACGCCCAGGACAAACTGCTATCGGAGTACGAAGGAATGGTCCGCAAGGCGGCGAATACGAACGATCAGCTGATTGCGATCATCAAGGATCTCAAGGCGCAGCTGGAGAAGGCCACTAGATGTCCCTGAACAGCAGAGCCAAGGGCGCATACGGCGAGCGCGAAGCTGCGCAGGCGCTCATGGATCTTGGATTTGCCGCGCGGCGCACCGTCCAGTACAACGGTAGATCAGGCGACGCCGACCTTGCGACGAGCATCGACGGCGTTCACTTCGAGGTGAAGTACACCGAGCGCCTGTCACCGTACGCTTTCCGCGACCAGGCAACGAGGGATGCGAGAGGCGCCATCCCGGTGGTCATTATGCGCTCGAACCGGAAGCCGTGGCTAGTGTGCGTGGAACTCTCGCAACTGCTACCAATGTGCCATGCCTTCGTTCGAGCACAAGCCGCCCTTCTCGCGCAGGATCGACAAGCCGCACCGGCTAAAGGGCGCGGCGTGGACGAAGCTCCGCAATAGGCACCTGTTGTACAACCCATGTTGCGCACGATGCGGGCGACCTGGCGAGGAAGTGCATCACGTCGTGCCTCGGTGCACTGCACCCGAGCGAACACTCGACCCGACGAACCTACTAACACTGTGCCGCGAGTGCCATTTGGCCGCGCATCGCACGTAAGTGCTTAGTTTTCGTCGTTTTTCGTTTCTGGAATAAAAACCGCGTTTTTGGCTCAAAAACGAGGGTGGGTGGGGGGGGTAAAAAACCGCGTTTTTGAAGCCCTATGGTGC